CCTCTTCGATTCCATGCTCAAACTGAACATCATACCAGGCAACGTTTCCGTTTTCGTCTGGGGTAGCGTGCTGTCCGAAGATTGGTGTTCCTTCGCCCCATGCTTCGGCAACTGTGTCCTTTTTACCCTTTACTTTACCGGCACATTTGTGTGTCTTCTTCTTTTCTTTATCCATTTCCTCACCGAACATTTCGGGAGCAACTTCTTTGTACTGTTCTTTGATAGCAGTAGAAAGGATATCATTGAGGTATCCCTCGGTCGCTTTCTTGGCATCAATTAGATTTTCATCTAAGATATGTCGGATTATGTCTAGGCTCTGACTCATTGGGTATACCTTCCTTTAAAATTTATGCAAAATTCAATGGTATTCATGAAATTTGCTCTTGATTCAACTAGTCTATTGATTAGCTGAACTTGGTTTTTTTCGTTAAGATTATCAAAAACAGATAATATTTTTTTACTCTCGCTAGGTTTTAAAACTGATTCTTTTCCATCCTCAAGAATAATAGAAATATTACTGTTTTGCTTACTACATTCTTGTAAAACACGAATCACATCATAATTCGGCTTTATATTATTTAGATTTTCTTCTTCCTCAAAGACTGTATTGACGGTATCAAAAACTATATTTTTTTTCTTACTTTCAAACTTGTCTTCTTCTTCATTTAAAAAATTATTAATCAGTGATAGCGTGTTCATCCTTGAAGTCCTTGTTCTTGTCCCTCTTCTCCCCCAGCAGGAGCTATTTGTCCACTGGCTCGCTCTTGATCTATTTGACTCTGCATCATAAGTATTTCCTCATCACTCATACGGAGAATGTTTCTCTTTACATATTCCTCTGAGAAATATACGCCTATAAGTGGTTGAACTTGACCCAACATCTGTAATCTGTTTGTTAGTATTTCATTTTCCTTCAGCTCTGTGAAGTATGAATCTCTATTAAAGATCATTTCAATGTCTGGACTGATTTCACTCCAATCGTCCTCTGTCAAAATACCTTTTAAGATGCATTGTGCTCGTAGAACGTGTAGGAAGATATGTGAGAATCTGGTCCTGAGTCTTTCGATATACTTGTAGAATTTAACTTCGTCTCTTGTAATCTCCGCTGAACGACCCATATTAAAACCGTTATCTGCCATCATACGTGTAATAGGAACATTGAGTGCGGTGTATACTTTCTTGAGTAAGTATTCAACGTCCTCCATCTGAC